GTCCGAAAGATAAGTTGTGTTGCCTGCAACGTTGATTGCTAGCGGCACAGCCGTTAGCTCTGACCACTGTCCACCCCTACTTCTGGTAGTATGGGTGGCGGCTCCTCCGGTGGTGCTACTAATGAGTCTAACTCCTTGCGTTCTCCTGGCATTGCCACGCCTGCTTGGGTTTGGATGAGCCGAAAACCCGACGTTATGTAATCATAATCAGCTGTGACCATGCCTTGGTATTGCTTTACTAGTTCTGGTACAGTAATAAGTGTATTTGGTATATTATAAGTGGGTTCGCTAGCAGTGGCATATGGTGCATTCCAGCGTGCTTCCTCCAACAATTGTGAGCTCCTGCGAGTCCAAGTTAATATCATGTCGCAGTCCACAGCCCATTCGTGGTCCGCTCCGAAACATCTTTCGCGCTGCGACATATTTAAGTACCTATATGACTGTGCCGTCTTCATCTTATACGGTGGCACTGGCGGTAACGCGATAGATACGTCATTTGCAGCATAAATTCTGTGTGCTGTGTCAGTCTTAGGGTGTTGATAGTGTAGGTTATACCCATTCCACCTAGCTAAGACACCCATACCCCACAAGTCGTTATAGTTGTAAGCTGTCCTAGCTATTCCATATTCATCTTTACCTACAGCAGCATTTATAGTAAATACTGCCGCATACGGTGTTCCCAACATCAAACTACCCGAAAGCCCCACTATTAGAGGGGTACATCCTGGAGTGACTACCTTCCCATAGCTTAATCTACCATTAACTAGTACGTAGCCTAGGTCCTCCATATGTGGCAAGTCCAACCGACCAAACCGGACAGTAATACCATAGTATGATTCTATTCCACCCAACACAAAGGTAGAAACTTGATCATACAGACATTTCTTGACTGGTAGACCTGTCACTGCCGAATATAAGGCATCTGCCCGCTCCCTGTCTTGCAGCTCATAGTTATTAGGTGTCTTCAAATTACGTAATAAGCCATACATGTTTTTCGTATTGTGTATCAGCAAATATTCACCCCAATACCAGCATGTGTTAGCAAATAATGACTCGAACACGGGAAGAAAGAAATCATTAGTATCCCGTTTATACTGATTTAGAGCATCTAGGGTGGTCGCAATGCCCTCGCCTGACAACATTTGTGGAACTGCGGCCCTCATAAACCCTGGTCTGGGTAGTACTAACCGTCTTGTTAAGTGTGACCACCAATGCGCCTCAACTGTTTCACACCCTGGCTGTGCTAGCCAGTACCTCATCTGCTGCCTAGCTTCATATGCATCTTCATGTACCCTATGGTTACGGATATACTTGAATAACACAGTCTTAAGTTCTGTAACGTTAAAGTCAAATTGAATATTCAAATCATCAGAGATCTTAATATACCTAATCTTTTGTTCCGATAAACCGAGATCTATGTCCTGATCTATCAAGAAGGGTATATTACGTAGATTTCCGTTCATCATTTTATTTAGTATGGCTACTTCTTTCATAGTGAAACCGTCCAAATTCATAACCCCATGATAACGGTTTAAGTCTGCCAGTTCTACATCATTATCCGGAACCAACCTGTTTACTGGTGTGAGTATAAGTTCGTCTGACGTAGTTGTTTTAAATAAGTCTGCCGGTATCTTAAAGAGCCCATTTACAAAGCCCATATGGTCACCAAAATGTTGTCCACTGCTTGAGTGCCCATCGTCGTAAGTGTACATCTTCCAAACTTTAATATCTTTGATAAAGCTGTACTGTTCCTTTTGAGCGTCAGTCATGTCCTGTGGGTTGTCATACAATGCAGCCGGTACGCCATCCACCCACGTGTCAAGCTCACGTATCCAGTGGTAGATATCCCTGTCATATTTAGTTATTCCCACAGCTGTGTCAATCGTTCTTATGTATTCACACAACTTGTCGACCTTTTGAGTTTGGTTCGCTGCCTCTACAATCTCTTTAACTAGCTCCAATCTAAGCTTAATCTTATGATTGTACTGAGTGTTCTTCTCTACCATGTCTAGCTTTGCTATATATTGATAAAACACGAACAACAAGGACATTGAGTTGTCATAAAACCTGTTAGTGATCACCGAGTCAAAGTACTTGTTTAGGCGTTGTTCCTTCAAGTCTGTTGATGTACTTATTTCACGCAACATTTTAAGAACAGCCACGTATGATGGGGTTCCATCTGTATTCAAACAAGCTTTGTTCAAACCAAATACTGATTGTTGGTTTGGTCCGATTAAGATGCTTTGTTTAATGCCGTATATAGTACCTTTGGCCATGCTAACTGCCGTCTGTCGCATTTGTTCTGCCATAGTACTTATCGCCCAAGGCTTTTCGCGGTTTTTAAGACCATCCTGGTCACACCCTGCCCGTTTTGCGGTTTCAGGTGTCTCAAATATTTTATTGTCCTTTTGGACATCATGTTTAGTCTTGCCGACCTTTTGAATATCTAGTATGTCTAGACGCAAGTGTGTTTTGGCCCAGATCTGACCATCGATATATTTGACTACTGCAGCAGTCGCGTTAATGAAATTGTTGATGGGTTGCATCGTGTTAGAAAAGATTTTAAAACAGGGATTGTATGC